GTCTAACTTTGTTAGAGGAAGAATTCAGAATAACTTTAAAGCGGATGGTACATCTGTTAATACATCCTCAGATACTATTGATTTTGAAACTAGACATAATTTTGAATTAGGTGAAGGTGTTGTATATGATGCAAGAGGAAATACTCCTGTTGGTAACATAGTAAGTGGTGCAACTTACTATGCTTTCCCAGTCAGTGATTTAATAATCAAATTACATACAACTCCAGAAGATGCTGTTGCTGGAATTAACACTGTTAATTTGGGATCTGTTAGTTTTGGTTTCCATAGATTAACAACTCTTGAAGCTAAAAATACAATTACCAAGATCTATGTAAAAGAGCCTGGATCTGGTTATTCCAACAAAAAGGTTGTTGTGCCTGGAAGACCTGTTAATGGAGACATACAGTCTGGTATAAGTACCTCCGACGATTATATTTTTGCACCTAATCACAATTTCCAAAGTGGAGAGATAGTGCAATATAGTGCTACTGGAACTCTTATTAATGGATTATCTACAACTACCAATTATGCTATCGGTAAATTAGATAGTAATAGGTTCAAGTTGTATGATGTTGGTATTGGTACTCAACAAACTCCTGAGAATTACGATAAGAAGAGAAATGTAACTATACGAGGAACAGGTGTTGGAGGTAATCATACAATATCATACCCACCTATTGTTGTTTCTGTTGAAACCTTATCTGCGATAGGATCTACTACAATCATTCAACCTACTATACGTCCAAAGGTACTTGGAAGTATTGAAAGTGTTTATTTGGAAGAAGGTGGTACTGGATATGGTTGCACCAACATTCTAGACTTCCATAGAAGACCTGAAATTGGTATATCAACAATTACTACTCAGGCATTATTAAAACCAATCATTATTAGTGGTTCTATTGTAGATGTTCAGATACTTGCTTCTGGTAATGGGTTTAGACTGGATTCTGATATAATTGTAACCAGTCCTACAGGTAGTTTTGCTGATATTGCTCCAGTAATTACGAATAATAAAATAACAGGTGTTCAGATACTTGATGGAGGAGTTGGATACGCAATAAGTGACACTACATTAACTTTACAGAATAGAGGTACTGGTGCTAAATTTATTGGTGATGTTCATGAGTGGAAGATTAATCAGGTTACTAAAAATGAGAACATAATAAGTGCTGAGGATTCCCTATTAACGAAACCAAGTAATAACCCAGAGTATCAATTACAAACAGTATCAATGTATCCTCCTAAGAAGTTGAGGTATCAACTTGGGGATAATATTGATTCTGGTAATTTAGAACAAAGTGCAAATCCACAACATTCTCCAATATTGGGTTATGCTTATGATGGTAATCCCATATATGGTCCTTATGGATACGAGAATCCGACTGGTGGTAGTGTTATAAGACTAACAACTAGTTACATAGTCGATACTACGTCTAAAGTAGGTCTGAGACCGCCTGGATACGCTCTGGGATACTTTATTGATGACTTCAAGTTTGATAATTCTGGAGATTTGGATGAATATGGTGGTAGATACTGTATAACTCCACAATATCCAGATGGAACATATGCATACTTCTATAGTATTGATGTTGATTCAAGTGGTGTTGCTGAACCTAAGTATCCATACATTATGGGTACAAAATTCAAGGATCTTCCAATTGAAGATAACTTCATTACATTCTTCAATCAAGATAATGAAGTAATAGAAGAAGATTTAACAAGAAACGTTGGTCCATATTATCTTTCATACGGAAATTCCGATTACGACCTTATTGATAAAATAAGTGACAATTATAAACAAAGATTCAATGTAACAAAAACCAAAACTTCTGGTATATCATCAGTAACTATTTTTGCTAGAGGAACTGGTTATAAGGTAGATGATAGTCTTACATTAGATAATGTTGGAACAGATGGTACAGGAACAAATATTGTTGTTTCTGAAGTATTAGGTTCTGAAGTTGATACTGTACAAATTGGTGTATCTACTTTTCCAAAAACAGATTTAATATTAGAAGATAATAAAATTGTTGGTATAACAACAGTTCCACATGAAATTGCTAATGGTGAAACAATATACATTTCTGGAATTTCAACATCACAATTTACACCGTTTAATGGACTTCAGAAGGTAAAAGTTCTTACTAGATCTGTTGGACTATCAAAAGAACTTGCAAATGTAGCAACTACTGGAGTTACAACTTATATTAGTGTAACGGATACCTTTGGATTTGAACAAGATTCTATTATTGGTATAGGAACAGAAACTATGTTGGTTATGGATATTGATCCTCAATATTCAAGACTTCTTGTTAAAAGAGAATACTATGTTGGTATGGCTGCTACACATGCAGTTGGTACTGATAATGTTATTCTAAAACCAACCAAGTTCTCTTTTGGATTAGGTAATGAGGATATCACATACTTATCTCAGAAGAATTACTATACTTATTTTGATCCAAAGAATACAGTTGGTGTTGGATCTACTGGAACTCATTATGACATAATATCTACTGGATTAGGTACTGGTGGAAATCAAACAATAGAGAACAGATTTGTTCCTGAGAGATCAATCTATATGCCTAAAGGTCATGTTTATACAACAGGACAAGAATTAACTTACAATGTTGGATGGGCAGGAACTGGTCTTGTTTGGACTAAAACATCTGTTGGATCAACAACAGGTATAGGAACACAAATATTACCTACTGGATCTACTGTTTATGCTGTAAATCTTGGTAGAGATCGTATTGGATTATCTACTGTAGGATTCCCTACTGCTGCTGATGCGGTATATTTCTATAATCTATCAAATGTCATTGGATATGGTCATTCACTTGCTACTACCTTCCCAAGAGTTACTTCTACTATAGAAAGATATTATGGAAAAATAACCACTAAAACTAATCATAATTTGACTAGTGGTGATGTAATCACTATTGATGCAATACCCACATCAACAGAAACAGTTACCTTAAGGTATGATCCAGTAATTGCTAAGATTACTACTGAAAAAGTATCTTTTGATAATAACGATTTTAGTGCAGATTTAACTCAAATTGCAATTAATAATCCATCATTCCAAAGTGGTGATAAAGTTGTATATTATTCAGGTGGAAATGCTATTAATGGATTAGTAGATAATGAAACATATTTCGTTCTACGGGAAGATGTTAGTGCGATAAAATTATGTAAGCATAGAAAAGATGTAGATGATGCTAAGGTAGTTAATATTACCAGTGTTGCAGTTGGTACATATCAACTTGCTAAGATTAATCCAGCACTTAATTTCACTACTGGTAATACTATTATTTTTGATGTTTCTGACCAAACTCTTCTTGATATGAGGTTGGATTTCTTTGAGGATATTGATTTTGTTAATAGATTGGATGTAAATGGTGATGCTTCTTTGGGATTTAATGTAAGTAGAAGTGGTGTTCCTGGCACTCCCAATTCTACTGTTAGTTTAAGATCAAATACAAATTATCCAAGAAAGAGTTATTATAATTTAACTCCTGTCGTTCCATCTGATGATAGAAAACTATATGGTATATCTGATACCGAAGTTACTGGTAGAAATAACATAACTTTCGATAAGATCGTTATTAAGGCAGAACATAGTATTCTTAGAAAGAGTGATAAGGAATTTACATTTAACTTAAAATATAAACCAACAGAACCTCAGATGTATGTTTCTAGGGTTGGTGTTAGTACAATAACCTATAGAACTGATTCTAGTACTGCTAGAGGACCAATTGCTAAAACTAAGGTCAATTTCCCTGGCAAAGGATATAGAGTATTACCTAAAGTTATTGGTTTTGCTAGTACTGAAGGTAAAGATGGTATAGTTAAAGTATCTTCTCCTGAAATAGGTGAAATTGATAATCTTGAAAGAGTAAAAGATGGATTTGATTATCCAACTGATCCAACTTTATTACCATTCTTAAGTGTCCCTGCAATTGTAGATATTAATGGAATTGCAAGGATTGATGAGGTTGGTGTAACAACAGGTGGTAAGAATTATACTCAACCACCAACTCTTACTGTTCGTGGTAATGATAATGTTAAAATTGCTGCTCATGTTATTGGTGGATCTGTTGATAGAGTAGAAATTATTGAAAATGCTTATGAATTTAATGAACCATTAAGTATCATTACTACTAAGAACTCTAATGGTTATGATATTGACAATATTACTCATTCTGGTACTGATGTAACAATTGAACTTCTTCTTGATCCGCAATTTAATAAACCAGTAACAACTGGATTTGCTTCTACAGATATTTCATTCCCATTTGAGATTGGGGACTCTGTGTTTGTTGAAGGTTGTAGATTGAAACCAGATTCAATAACACAAGGAGAAAATAACTTTAACTCCGCAGATTATGACTATGGTTTCTTCCCAGTAACAGGTATTAACAGCACCAACTATACTGTTACTTACAGTATGGCTAATGTTGCTGGAATTAACACTGTAACTCTTGGTGAATATGATGATGACTTTACTTTAGGTTATATCGTTAATTACAAAGACATGGCTGTCTTTGATATGAAATTAATTGATGATGGAAGATATGTTTCTGGTGAAAGAGTAACTGCTGCTAAGTTTGAAGGTTATGTTGCAGAAAATGGTTGGAATGAGAAATTAAATCAACTAAGATTAAGAGATACTATAGGAGTACTTAAATCAGGTGATACCTTAACTGGTGAAGTATCTGAACTACAAGGAAATGTCAGAGATGTAACCAAATTCAAGGTTAAAACTAAACTTGGAGTTACTAGAAATAAAGTATCCAAGAATGATATGAATTTTGGTATTCTTAATGATTTCGGTCAAAGAATATCAGATAACTTCTATTATCAGAAGTTCTCATACTCAATTAAGAGTGATCTTCCATATAACCAGTGGAAAGAATCTGTAAGATCTATTCTACACCCATCTGGATTCCTTGAATTTTCCGATTTAAGAATTACTAGTGATCCTAAGAAAGATGCAGATGCATTGAATTTGGTAAGTGTTGGTATTGCAAAATCCAACAATATGAAGGTTAAACCAGCAGATCAAAAAATTGATCTCATAATCAATATTGACAATGAAGTATTCTTAGGTAATAAACAGAACTTCTGTATGGTAACTGAGGATGACGCTTTACCTGATGGATCTGTACAAAGAATATTCTTCCCAGAAGGAAGACCAATCAAGAGTTATATTCTTAACAAGACCAATAAAGTTCTTAAGTTGGATGATATTTCTCAAGGATTTAATGGTGCTCACGATAGAACTGGTACTTTACAAGGAAATACTGAGTTTAAACTAAAATCTAAGAATAAACCAGTATTCAGAGTATCATATGGTGCTTCTGATCCTAATGTTGTTAGTGTTCTTAATAATACAATTTCTCTTCAGGGACATAATTTTCAATCTGGTCAAGAGTTAATTCTTGATAAACAGGGTGGAGATGGAATTGGTATTGGTACTACATCACATGCAACTGGAACTAAAGACATTGTTATGTCTGTTGTTACCTCTGGTACTGGATCTAGTGCCATGTATGAGAATGGTTATAACGTTCAAATCCC